CGGTGCCATCCGCTGTGTTTACGAATTTGTCATATTCTCTGCCTGATACATTGTCACGAAGTGCCATATAAATCACCTCGTTTATATGTTGGTTAAATTTGTATTTAAAGATTGTGCTTAAAATACAACACTATAAAAACTAAAAAATAAGAAAGCTTACGCTCACCCGTAAGCGTTTGGGGGTTTTAGCTGGACCCCCCAACCAGTATAGACTTAACTTATCTATTGATTCAGGCAGATTACACCAGTCTCAGGATGTAGAATCTTCAAACCATATCTCATTGATAGGTAAGACCCAACGATACCAAAACCGGGATTTGCCTCTTCAACTGTCAAGCCACGTCTTTCAACGAAAGCCATCGGTTTTACGGCAAGGTCAAAGATTCCAAATCTGTCAGAAGGACACCACGCATTCGTGTAGACATTCAAGCCAAATAGGCTTCCGACCAATCCGGTTCCAAGTGTACCTCGGAATGGAGAGGTTTCCTCTACAACGTGCTGACCACCAGTTACGGCTGAAATAGTCGACTGGAAATCTGCCATATCGAGTAAGGACTTGTAGTGGGCTGGCGAAATCAATACTGAATCCGCGTTGTACCCGTGTTGTCCAATCAGTTCGATTGCGTTAGTCAAGTCAGAAAGACTCAGGATGCCAGATGTACTTGCTGCGGTTGTGTAGTGACTCTTCTGCAAATCCGTGTCACTTACTACACCATAGTTGTACAGACGACCACTTCCTACAGTTCCACCAGACCCCTGGAAACCACCGTAGATGTTATCACTGAAGTCAACAATATTTGCTTCAGTCGTGGCCCCACTAATGCTAGCCCCATCTACACCTGTGCCAAAGGTAGTGTTAGCAATACCAAACAACGCATAAATAACGTGCTTAGTCAGATGCCTGTCCACCGCTTTCCGTGCCTCGTTCAGGGCCATCTCGACTTCATTGAATCGAGAGTCCTCTATCATCCGACGCGTTACTCCAACAGCAATACCCCATTCTTTCACGTCCACTCGCTCAGAGCGTAGCTTCGTGTGCTGGTATTGCGGAGTGCTTCCTTCATCAATCTGCTCCATCGTCATCGAGGGCAGGTTGAATGTAATATCTATTCTTCCTCCTGTATCTGTTTGCATTCTTTCCGTAAACATTGATAGGGCAGGGAGATTGGTCGTTTCATAACCAACAATTGCATCCTTATAATCAATAAGGACACGGTCTCCAGTTCCTCCGGTATTAGCGTAGGACCCCGTGTTGACGGAAGTTAGCAAACCTGTTTGTGCTGTTACCATATTTCATCACCTCAGAGTAACATTACCTTTGTCAGAACAGGAGCAGTCCCTGTTATGTCTTCCAGCAATATTGCTGTAGTCTCACCGATTGCAGTTCCACTGACTAAATTACCATTGGTAAAAGTCGCAAGTGTATTTCCTGCTCCGGTAGCACCGCTCACGGATGCTCTTACTACGATACCACGACCACTAATGCAATTCACAGTTGTGCCGGAGCTAGCTGCTGTAAGCGCTACTCCCAACAATAGAGAACCACTAATCGTACAGGCATCAACCTCTTCGTCAGCTGCAGTTAGCTGAAGGGGGTCGCCTGCAGAAATCGTAGACCCTGCTGTGAAAGGCAAGATACGTGCCGGGGCACCGCCATCATTAATTAGAATTTCTGTTGCCATTCTTAATCACCTTTTATTACTTTTCTATTTAGACGAATTCTTCCGTCATCGCCCATCGCAAAAAGCCGCTCGACCTCTTCTTCGGTCTCGACAGCCTTCTCGTCAGCATCAGTCGCCTTCCCCTTACCAAAAGACTTTTCAGTATCAGGTACAGGAACTATTTCCAATGCTTCACTAAATCCAACGAGTTTATCTTCTTCCCATCCGAACAAGCTATCAAAACGGGTATCTTTCTCATCATCCTTTAAGCCACCAATAAGTACCTCTTTCGAGATAATATTTTTAACCAAGGTTTTCTTACGACGCTCGGCCTCGTCAGCCTGACGTTCCTGTTCCTTGGCGTGAAACCCTTCAATCTCTTTCCGGGCCTCCTCATACTTGGTGGTCAAATCGGTGTGAGCAGTCTCCATCTCTACTAGCTGCGTCTTCAAAGAAGCGAACTCGCGCTCAACAATCTTGTCTGAGTCAGTTATATTTGTTTCTTCGCTCATATTATCGACCTCGTATTTTTTGCATTCACACGGATTTCCACTAGAAGACGCACAACAACAACCTGTTCCTGTTTTATCTTCCATTTGTTTTTCACCGTGTGTATTACATTTCGTGTCAATCGTACATTCCCCACATACCGCTTCCATCTTTTCGTTTTCGATAAATGACACTTCAACAGGACGAATATTGGTGGCATAAATGTCACCCATAACATCGACGTCCTTAGAGAACCAGTCAATGCTTACGTTCGTTATATCCCCGTCTTTTACCTTTCCAATCACTTCATTAGCCCGTTCTGTTGGCTCAGATATCTGGGCCAACATCTTAATAGCTGTTTTTCCATTTTCAAGTTCCTCAATCTCCGGATTTATTGCCTTTCCAATTAAATCTTCAGGCGTCCTTTGATGATTCACATATATAGGGAGCTCTCTAAAGAGCTCTATATTATCTTTAAGTAGTTCCGGTTCTATATAAACCTTGTGTTCCTGGTCATCTTTTGTGTATTCGTGCGGCCCTGATGTGATAGCTCGCACAGTAAATTCTGTAATATCTTCTACAATATCAGTATCAACTGCTTCGATATCTTCAATAGAAAACTCTAAAGCAAATGTTTTTCTGGTCTCTTCGAAATCTCCCGCACCGTGCTGCAAAAAACCAAATTCTTTTTCAACACCGTTCTCATCAGCCCACATTGAACACATATTTTGTGCCATTACCTGATGTTTTTCTATGCCTCGATTTTTAAGCCGTATTCCAAGTTCAGTTACGCATTTTTTCATTTGATTCATACTACCACATCCACAATTTGTTCTTTCTTATTTACGTTAGTAGTCTCAGTTTTTTTGCGTTTTCCTTTTGTATTAGCAGCGGGTTTGTTTCCTTTCTTCTGCTTGGCGCGTCGCTGTTCCGTTCTTTGCGACTCTTCCCTTTTATCTTTACCCATTCCTCCTGAAATGTTTACATCAGGGGTAGTAGGTTGTAAATCAACTGTGCCATTTGGGTCTAATCCTCTTTCAGCACGGACTTCCGAAGATGCAAGTACTCCTTCCGAAAGGTATATCATATCCGTCTTGGCTTTGGTGAAAGCATCTTCCACATTCATTTGCCTGAACTTAAATCGCACATCATCGCCTAATTGGGGCATCAGTTGTGAATTAAGAGCAGATTCGACCGCTTTCTGTAGATATTTCACATACGGCTCAAAAATTGGACGCGCTTGTTCAGGATTGTTCCACATTGTTTTTGGAACTTTCAATGCAATGTGTATCTTATCCATTATATCATCTGTAAATTTACCATATTCAAAAGCACGGCTGCTTCCTTCCATTTCATTTATTTGTATATCGTTGCCGTGAATAATATCTTCTCCAGGTTCTAAAGCATTGAAAGCGCTCACGATTTCATTAATCTTATCAGGACCGTAAGGCATATCCGGAAGTCCGCAAGATATATCAAAACGAGATACTGCGTGTTTATTTAACGCAATACCTATATCTCTCAATGCAAAATCTTTCAAATCAACTAGATACATCACAGTATGAACATCAGACAAACCATAGGCATAGTCATCAAATGGGTTATTTTGTAGCTCTATAATTTCATCAGATTCAAAACGGATGTTTTCACTATCTCCGCCTACTTCCTGGTAATAATACATTAATTGACCGTGTTCATTTCTTTGGACAAACATATTCTGTGATGAACGTAAAATAAGATTATCTCCCGTCCATTCTAAATATCCCGAACCAAAAATACGTGCATTCCTTAGCCATCCATAAATAGTCATATCAATATCAATATCAACAAAGGTCTTTGTTATTTCTTTACGCAAATCTTCATCTTCAGTTACGATATCATAACCATCCTTTACTGCGTAAAGACAGGGTAAGTCTATAAGGGTTCTTATAATTGGGTCAGATAAATATATATTCATATATTTACGATTGTCACCAATATGGGGTTCGAATTGATGGGATGTATAATCCTTAGTAAGGCGAATTCTTCGAATTACACCTTCTCCGAAATCGAGCGGTTCGTCTTCTTTAAACGGAGGATTTCTACCTACAGTGGCAAATCTCCGGCTTACCCAATCGCCAAGACCCATTGATGACCTACAATTATATACTTTTCGCTGATATTTATAGTTTTCCTTACAATCCACGAGGATTGGGTTTATAAAAAGTATTTTGAGGGCGCCCGCTAGAAGCCATTGAAACTCCGCTATAAGCGCCTCGTCGGTTTATTTTGTTTGCCCCCAGTCGAATAGATGTAAAACTACTTTCTGCGGGTAACATTCCCAATGTTGCGTGTATTCCCATTACTGAGCTATCACAATAATCATCGTGCTTTCCAGTAGGTGCCCCGATTTTTTCAGTCTTTTGTGTAGCATCCATCACATATTCCAAAACAGAGTGTTCTTTGTACCATTTCGACATAAGTTTCTTATCTAAACCTGTTAAGTTTTTAGGATTCGGAACGCGGACCATACCTTTTTGAATAAACGATACATAATCACGATAAGCATATGTTTTACTACCTTTTGGTCCTCCTGTAAAAATGAAAGGAATGAAGTGTATATTTTCTGGAATACATTCTAAACGTATCTCCTGCTCAAAAGCGCCACCAATACCAGTAGCATCAATAATAACGCGTGAGGCGCTAAAACTTCTTGCAATTGCCATAATACGTTCTCGCTGATATGGTATATCGTGTCCCCCAGATTTAGGACCGATTTCTTCCAAGTATATAAGACGTGCAATATTTCCCCCTTCAGATTTTTCGGTAGTCCAGACGCTGATAACTGTGCTATTAACAGATTTGCCAATGTCAACAGCGACACTACAATTAGTGAATTCCTTTCCATCGAGCTCAATGGCTTCGGGTCTAATGAAGGCGTAGTCATCAAAACAATTCCTCAAGTGCTGGGTATTGAATACATTCGATACACTTTCTACAAATTCACATTCATATTCCGTTTTCCAATGAATGGAATCTTCTCCCCACTCTATCATTTTGTTTAACATTTCCTCTTCATCATATGGTGGTTCGTATGCTTCTCCTTTTATAACCGCGTCCCTCCAATTGAAATGCATTCTTTCAAAAGTATCTGCATAACTCTCATCATACAAATACCGATGCATATGATTTTCTTTACTTTTAGGAGTCCCTAAATTAATAAAGGGTGCCTTGTTCGCTACAATACACGGTTCTACATTATCTATAAAGAGGGTGTCAGCTATTAAAGGACTTTCGTCAACTATTAAAAAGGTCGGGTGCTGACCACGTATCGCCTGTCCTTGATTACTTGGAGCAATGGGTGCTCTGCGTAATAAAGTACCTCCCTTCATCTTGATTGAGGGCTTGTTATGCAATTTGTATGCACCAATCAAAGAATTAAGAAAAACATTATCTCTAAAATGCCGATAAACGTAATTAAAAATCAAGGCAGCTTGGTCTTCTGAGGGGGCAATAACAAACACTACGTCCCTAAAGCGGCGAAAAAACATCCATATAACAACGGCCACTGAAAGTGCCCACGACTTACCACTGCCACGAGGCGCCAGAATTGCCATCTTACGTTGTACATCGGGATTTCCTTTTGGATACGTTAATGATTTGGTTATGATTTTCAATTGAAGTGGTCTTAACCTTAGTGGTCTTTGATTAGCATCTACTAAATACGTTTCACAAAAGGCACGAACCAGTAATTCCATTTTCTTTTCGTCAAGTCTTATCTCTTCGAAAAACTTTTCCATCTGGATAGAATCATAACTATTCCTTCCGGATATCGCGCTCTTCAGCTTCATCGTTTCGTTCTTCACTGTTTTCATCATCAGATAAATCCCCTAGAAAGCTCATAAAGCTTTCGGTCTTCTTCTCTACAATAGTTGGTATTTCTATATTCAGAGCACGAAATTCTGTATGAATATCCCTCACTATTTGATTTCTTTGTTTAAGAAGTACACTACGTAATTCTATATCTTTTATATGTTCTATTATTTCTTCCCATAAAACATCTTCAACTGCCAGATTGCGAGCCAATAAGCGAACAAGTTCTTTATGCCTTTCGTATTCACCTTCACCCACCCTCTCTCTTAAACGCGATTCATATTCATTTACCGATTCAATACTCATTTCTTTTTCTTACCTTTGGGTTTCAACTGTGGATATTTTCTATATACCGCTGCTCTTATACCCGATGGCCGTGGAGCATTATGTGCTAACTTCAATGCAGACTTAGCTCTCTTTAAAGTATTAATAGGAAAACTTCCCGCAGGTGCTCCTCCCGATGGACCTGCAAAAGCTTTCACTCCTTTATATTTTCCTACATTAGAACCGCCAGGCCGTTTCCGTGCCGCAGCTTGTTTTTTCTTAACTGCGGTTTTTTTCTTTGCTTTTCTTTTATAAGCCACGTTATCACTCCTCATCGGATAAACAACAATCATCTAGGTCTATACAAGATAAAAGAACTTCTACCAATTCGTGTAATCCATCAACTTGTTGTCGTAATTCTTCACTTTCAAAATCGTTCATTGTTTCTCCATTTTTTAAGCAGAATTATCTCCGCCTTCTCCAGATGTACCCCTACTCAAAGTCGTGTAAGTTGGGGGTTTGGGTTTCTTTTCTATAAATGCTACATTGGGTGTACATTCAAGGTCTTGTGGTTCAGCTATTCCGCTGCCATCGCCGTTATAGTATAATACTTTTCCTTTATCAGCCATATTTATTCCTCCTTTAAAAATTCTTCCAGTCTTTTTGCTAATACTGATTTTTTACCTTTCGTAGATAATCCTAACTCAGTAAGTTCTTCTTTAAGTTCGGCCACTGTAAAATCATTAAAATCTATTTGTTCTATATAAGAACTTACTTCTTCATCAAGGTCAGGTTCATCTTCAACTACGGGTTCTTTATAGTCTAGTGGTGCAAAATTTTCTGGGTCAAAATCAATACCGATATCGCATCCACAATTAGGACACTTCTCTTTCCTAAACCACTGAATATTTGCAGTGATTCCGCGGGCGTCGAAGTCGGTATAGCAAGCGTGACATTGGAACATATTTATATAATAGGTTTGTCTAATATATAAAAGCATCGCTTACTTGTGGTCGTGGTCGTGGTCATCTCCATTTTCAAACGTTGATTTTCTAATTTGTTCAATATTACTGTTCTGCTGGGCAGTCCACAATTCTAACACTTTATATATAATAACAAGGGCAGGTGAACCTATAATCAATAAAACAGATTTATAAGATTCAATATCTGCTACCACACTTGGGTCCCTAAATGCCATCACTAC